AGACCTTCAACCATATATAAATTGTCTGCAACTGCGGTGAACTTAACTCTTGAACCGATTAAACCACCTTTTGTGGCATTACCTGTTCCTGCTTCACCATTTAAATTCATCACATCATTAGATGCAGCGGGTACAAAAGCTTTTTTGGATCCGTCATCTACACCTATCATAATTGATCCACCAAATTTATCTGTGCCATCAGTTGAAATGCTACCTGTAAACTCATCGATAAATAAAATCTCAAAAGTTGTACCGATTGTATTTGGATTATTTGGATCACTACCTGGACCTGCAATAGCACTATCTGCTGTTGCATTAATTGTAGGTAATGTAATAGCTGTTGGTGTTCCAACGGGATCCATTGTTAATAATCTACCCGCATGATCTGCGACTGTTAAATTAGTTGCAGCAGTAAGGGCAATAGCAGCTCCCGGTCCTATAGACTGAAAACCATTTTTTGATCTGACGGGTCCGTCAAATGTTGTATTTGCCATAATAAACCTCCTTGGTTATATAGACCAAAATTACACAATCTCTATATCGTCTGTCTAGCCAGTTTGTGTAATTTATATGCTAGAAAATTAAATATGACATAAAAAAAGGGCGGAGTCAAAGACAACCGCCCTTTAAAAGGAGGAAATAGATATGAATATCTATATGTTCACTAGGAACCTTGTGAGCCGTATACACAACGAGGATCTGAGAAGCCGAAGCTGTATCTTTCTCTCGCTTTATATCTTACATTACCTGTATCAAAGTCACCTTCCATAGCTGTTGATAATGCAGTTCTTACAAAGTGCTTAAATCCATTTGGTGCATCAGTTTTGATAAAATATGCATCTGTATCTGTTAAATAGTGATTAACTACATAACTCTCAGGAATCATATTCATGTTTCTTAATGCGTTAATGTCATTGTCAGCAGTTCCTGTTCTTCCTGGTGAATTTAAGATTCTATCAGCAACAAATTGTAATTGTACAGGAATAATTAATTTTCTTCCTCTTGTTGCAATCAATAGTCCTCTTTCATCAATAAATTGTGAAATATCAATAAGAGCCTGTTCTAATGAAGTTTCATTTAGGTCAGCGTCTGTTGCATTTCTGTTTGAGAAAGTTCCACCGAGAGATGTTGGGTGAGCTAAGTTTACAAGTGAAACACCATCACCACCAGGATTCGTTCCTGCTGCACCTGATCCTGCAAAAGCATTGTTTAACACATCAGCAGCTTTAATCTGCTTTGTGTATGCCATTGATCTTGCTAAAGCACGTGTATATCTAGCAGAAAGTCTGTCGTAAAGATTATCTTCAACAGCTTCTTCAGTAATAGCAAATGCTAAAGCGATAGTTTCGTGTGAATAACGAGAAGTAAAGCTTTCCTGAGCTTGATCGAAAGTGACCGCTGCTCCTTCAGATTTTGTTCTTGCATTACCGAAACCAACTAGCATTACTTCTTCTTCAAAAGCTCTCTCTGATGTTTCTTGATCAAAGATTTCTGCATGTTCATTTTCGTATTTGTCGTATTCCAGGCCGAATAAAGCGTTCAAACCTGGCTCTAGTTCTTTAACTAGTTGTTGTCTTGATATAGCCATAATTTAACCTCCTTATACGCCTGTTGTATCAGTTAAAGAGTGCTTGTTGATCTTAACAATAATTGAAGCATTAGCTGCTGTATAATCATTGTTATCTGGATCAGTTGATAAAGACACTACTCTAAAATTTGCTGCACTTGATGTGGCGAATGAGCCACCATCTAATACAACATTTGATACACCATCTTTTGTTGAACCCGCAGAGTAAGTTGCAATGTTTGCGTTGCTACCTACTTGGGCTTGTCCTGCGTTTGTGTCATCCACTTTCACTTCAAAAAGTGCATTTGGATCATCGATAACATTGGCTACAATGTCATCTGCTACGATCGCACCTGGATAATAATTTGAATAGGTTGGTTTTTGTGTGGTTGGATCAGTATAAAAACAACCGTTAAATACCCCTATCAACTCAGCACCCTTGGTGGACCCTACGGAGATAGATCCGTTTGCATTAAGCACAACTGGATCACCCTGAAATATTGCACTGGTTTCGTTACTTGCGATCACATACTCGTTTTGCGCAGAAGCATTATATCCTGCACCAACTTTCTTGACCGAACGAAAACCAAACAAGCTATTTATATTTGCCATCTTGGACTCCTTATGTCTAAGTTGTTAATAAACGACTTAAGGAAACTATTTTTTTCCGCCTCCAAAAGTCACCTTACTTTGCCTATCCGCATGGATTGGCATGCTAGGGTGTTCGTCACGAAATAAATCATTTTCTACCGAATCATTTTGTCCTTGTGTTTGTTGACGGAAATATTCATCCCGGTCTTCTTTAACTTCCATAGGACATCTCATCAGTATTAAGCCACCAACTCCTATAACACCTTTGTATTTACCATCTTCATATTTTGGTAAATCAAATCTGTCTGGATACTCATCTGCCCTAACAAATTCATATCCTGAGCGTAATCTGCCCATGATATTTTTATCATCAGACATACCACGCATTTCAGCACGTACCCACCGATGGTGAAAACCCTCAGGTGGCTCGGGTGCTTGAAGTGATGATGGAGGTACCCAACCTCTTTTACGAACTGTATTTTCACGGGTTTCTTTCGAGCGTGAAGTCTTATTTATTGTTTGTTTTTCTTTTTCCATTTATGCCTCCTTCACGTATTTAGCATATTGTTCAAGTGTTACTCCTAATCTTTTTGCCATTGCGGCTTGAGAAGGGGACAACTTGACTGTCCTACGCCCAGATGCTTTGTTTGTGCGTGTTGCAGAGGCTACAGGTTGAGCGACTTTTGCTACCTCTGGACTTCCCCCTTGATTAAATTTTTGTGGGAAGTATTCACGAATTTTTTCGTCAAGCTTATCATAGTATAAATCTGTAGATGGATCAATCTTTTCCTGTAAAACTAAATTTTTATGTATAGCTTTGGCTGCTTCAGTCATTACAGGATCTTCACCAAACCAATCATTTTTTTCTGCCCATTCGACTGCTTTCGGATCAGCTTTTGGTTTTGGAACTTGTTGATTTACTTGTGTTTGTACTTGATTTTGCACATTTTCTTCTGGCTTTTTTTGTTCTTGTATTTGTTTTGAGTATTTTAATCTTTCTGCATCTATTGTTAATCTTGCAATTTCTTCATTTGCCTCAATTTGTTGATCAACATTTCTTGTTGCTATAGCATTTTTTAATTTATTTTTTGCTAAATCTAATTGATTATTAACTCTTGAACCAAACTCATCTATGTAATTTTTATCTAATGTTTCATATTTAGATTTGATGTCATTTGCTTCTTTTTGTACACCCTGAGCATATTGTAGAGCAGATTCTTCACGTCTTTCTGCCTCACGCAATCTTTTAGTGAGCTTATCAATTCTTTTTTTTACAGAAGCCGAATACTCAACTGTTTCATCTTCTACTTTAGGTTTTGATTCCTCTTCAGAGGGTGTCTCAGTTACCTCTACGCTAGGTTCTTGCTCAGATGTTTGTATTGCTTTATTAGTTTCATCAACTGTTACTTCAACAGTATCATTTGGCATTGTTTCTTGTTCTTGCATGTCTGCCTCCTTACATGGTTAAGAAATCTTCAGGGTTATCAATAACACCTAAAATTTCATCATCATTCATTAATCTAACTTCACCATCTGTTATCTTAATTCGAGATCCAGCGTATTTACCAAAAATTACCCAGTCTTTTTCTTTACACCAAGGACCGTTGGGAAATTTTTCTTTTTCTTTATATGCATCTGGTCCGATCTTTAAAACAAGACCAATGCTACTTGCTACCTGTGATTCTTCTAAAGATTGATCAGTTAGAATTATACCGCCTTTAGTTTTCTCATTTCTTTTATATGGGAGTACTAATATCCTCCAACCTGTTGGTCTAGGAAGTTTCTCAATCGCTGAGTCCTTCATCGTCATGCTCCATTCTTTTTAGCAACGAATTCAATTCACCAAGGATTTCGTTGTAAGCATGGTACTTACCTACCATGTGTTTATATTCTTCCCAATCTTTAACACCTGATGTTAAATACAAACTAATGTCGTTTTGTTTAACTTTCAAGATTTTTCTTAGATGATCCGCTAATTTAATTATGTCCATTTAGCAGAGGCAACAATCTTTGCAAGTGACTCACATCTATTTTTTGTTTGTTTATGCCATCTCGAGTCCTTCATGTGCATGGCAGCCATTTCTCCATCTTTTTCTTTTAAACTAGCCCACATGTTACGGAACTGTTTGACACCTGTAGCCCCTAATTGAAATACCATCTCCACCAAAACTTCTTGAATTGATTGAGGTAAATCGTCATGACTACCTATTTTTTTTAAAATTAATTCGTCTGCACCTGCCGCAGCTCTGTTCAAATCAATATCAAATAATTCATCCGCTTCTTCTTGTGTAATTTTTACACCTTCTTGAAATCTTTTTCTTTCATGCGGTTGTACGAGATGTCCTATACCCACAGTTAATTTCCCTAGAGTATCCTTGTACGGTTCTAAAACGCAACCCTCATGGACACGCACTCGTTCTCGAAGTGAATCTGTAATTTCAATCATTATATCCCCCAATTCTTTTTATCTTCATGTTCATCTTTTTCAGGTTTATCTAAACCTAGCAGTTTTCTTAGCAATATTTTTAGGTTGTTTAACAAATTGTTTTCCTTTCTTTGTACCTTTTCTCTTAGCTCTAGTTGTAGCTGCATACTCAGCAGGTGTCAACGATTTGATTGCTGCTGTAGGTAAATATCTTTCGCCTGTTTTACTAGATGGCTTACCTGACTTAGTGCGCCATTTTTGTTTACCCCAGTCCTTAAGACTTTTTTGTGATTTTTTTAGCGCCACGACTCCTCCTTATGCTTTCCTTGCCTTTTTTAAATATGTTAGCAACTTTGTTTTTACCCATAACTTTAGCTCTTTGTTCTCC